CATCAGAAAAAACTAATCGTGTACATCCAACACAAAAACCAGTAGCATTAATGGAATGGATAATTAAACGATTTAATTTAACATCAAAAACTATTGCAGATTATTTTGGTGGTTCAGGTTCAACATTAATTGCAGCAGAAAAACATAATATACAAGCATTTATTATGGAATTTGACCCTAAATTTTGTGATGTAATAGTAAAACGATGGGAAAACATTACAGGTAAGAAAGCAGAATTATTAACGTAACCAACTGAAAGTATAAACTTTCGGAGTTATAAAAGGAAAGTAAAATGGCACAAGGAGTTCTACACGAACCAACCGAAGAAAATAGATTGTTAGTTCAACAACTATCAGCAGTTGGCACTAGATTTGAAGATATAGCTATTGAGTTAGAAATTAGTGCAGATACATTAACTAAATACTATCGCAAAGAATTAGATAAAGGTCGTATTAAAGCTAATGCTAAAGTTGCACAAGGCTTATATAACCAAGCTATTAATGGTAATACTGCTGCAAGTATGTTTTGGCTAAAGACTAGAGCCGGTTGGGCAGAAACAAATAAACATGAAATAACAGGTGCAGATGGTTCACCTATCCCAGTAAGCGTTGGAATCGAGTTCGTTGATGCAAAGCCAAGAGACGAAGAAGTTTCCGAGTAAGCTAAAATTCTTATTTGAACCACACCGATATAAGGTAGCTTATGGTGGTCGTGGTAGCGGTAAGTCATGGGGATTTGCTAGAGCATTAATTATACAAGCAGCACAAAAGCAATTACGTATATTATGTGCAAGGGAAATACAACGCTCTATTAAACAATCTGTTCATCAATTATTATCAGACCAAATCCAAGCTATGGGTTATGGTGCGTTTTATGAAATATTAGAGAATGAAATCAGAGGCAAGAATGGTAGTCAAATAACATTTACCGGTCTTGCTAACAATACGGTTGAGTCAATTAAATCATATGAAGGTGTGGATATATGTTGGTGTGAGGAATCACAAACTATATCTAAACGCTCATGGGATATATTAATACCAACCATACGTAAACCTAACAGTGAAATATGGGTATCATTTAACCCTGACTTAGATACAGACGATACATATCAACGCTTTGTAGTTAATCCACCAGAAGATAGCATTGTTGAAAAAGTAAATTACGCAGACAACCCTTGGTTTCCTGATGTGCTTGAACAAGAGCGGTTGCATTCAAAAGCTAATAACCCTGATTATGAAAACATATGGGAAGGCGAATGTAAGTCTGCTGTTGATGGTGCTATTTATGCAGATGAAATAAGAGACGCACAAGAACAAGGACGTGTAACTAATGTTCCTTATGACCCTATGTTAAAAGTTCACGTGGTAATGGACTTGGGTTGGAACGATAGTATGTCAATTATATTAGTGCAAAAAGGTTTAGCTGATTTAAGAATCATTGGTTATATAGAAGATGACCATAGAACATTAGATAGCTATTCTGCACAACTAAAAGACCTACAATATAATTGGGGTCATATGTATTTACCACATGATGGTCAATCTAAAGATTTTAAATACGGTATATCAGCAGAAGATATTATGAGAAAGCAAGGTTGGGATATTAGAATCGTTCCTAAACTTGACGTTGAATCTGGTATTAAAGTATCACGAATGAACTTCCATAAAGTTTATTTTGATAAATCTGCAAGCCGTTTAATTGAATGTTTAAAACATTATAGACGTAATATTAACAACACAACTAATGAGCCTACCGCTCCTGTTCATGATGAATATTCTCATGGTGCAGATGCTTTTAGGTATTTATGTGTATCAGCTGATAAACTGTCAAATGAATCATGGCATAATCAAGAGATACAATACTCTAACATGGGAATCGTTTAATGGAAAAACTTACAGAAGAACAAATACTCAGCAAGATAGATAATGAGGAAAATATTGCTTATGGCATTAATGACTCACAATTATCTGCTGAACGTGCTGAAGCTATTCAGTATTATTTGGGCGAGCCATTTGGCAACGAACAAGAAGGTCGTTCTCAAGTAGTATCATATGACGTTCAAGATACGATTGAATCAGCATTACCACAATTATTAAAGGTATTTGTATCCGGTGATGAAGTGGTTAAGTTTGAGCCAAAGAACCCAGAAGATGTAGCTGCCGCAGACCAAGAAACTGATTACGTTAACCATGTGGTTATGGAAAAGAATAACGGATTTGAAACATTCTATGTATGGTTTAAAGACGCATTACTTTCTAAAAACGGATATGTAAAAGCATATTATGAAGAAAATGAAGAATACGAGACTGAAGAATATAAAGGACTAACTGATGGTCAGTTAGATATGTTTGCTGCTGATGACAATATCGAAATAGAAGAACACGAAGAATATCCAGACCCATCTGTTGATATGGCTATATTACAACAGCAAGCAATGATGATGGGACAAGACCCAGCATTAGTTCCTATTCCTATGCTGCATGACGTTAAAATTAAAGTAAAAGAAATTACAGGTGAAATTAAAATTAAAAATGTTGCACCTGAAAACATGATGGTGTCTGTTGATTGTATTGGCACAGATTTAAACACAGCACGATTTGTTCAGCATCGTGAGTTAATGCACCCATCAGAGGTAGCAGAAATATTTGATGTTGATGAAAATGAAATTAATCAAATCATGGCAGAGATGGATGAGTTTGAAATTGAATCCAATGCACGTGATATATACTCAGAGCAATATGATAGAGCCGTAGATACATCAGAAGTTTTAGTTCGTGATACATACTTAAAAGTAGATGGTGAGCGTAAACGATTTGTTGTTTTAGGTAATCAGATTATATATAAGGAAGATTCATGTGAACACGTTCCATTTGCCTGTGTCTCTCCTATGTTAATGCCACACAGACACGTGGGTCGTTCTTATACTGATTTGACTAAAGACATTCAAATGATTAAGTCTACATTGATTCGTGGTCAATTAGACAATATGTATTTAGCTAACAACGGTCGTTACGCCATCTCTGATAGAGTTAACTTAGATGATATGTTGACATCGAGACCCGGAGGAGTTGTTCGTGTTAATGGTGAACCATCAGCATCTATCCTACCATTACAGCACGCTCCATTCCCACCAACATCATTTACGATGGTGGAATATATGGACGACATGAAAGAAAAACGCACAGGCATTACTGCATATAATCAAGGTTTAGATAGCAATAGCTTGAATAAAACAGCAACAGGTGTGCAACAAATCATGTCTGCTGCTCAACAACGTTTAGAGTTAGTGGCTAGAACATTTGCAGAAACCGGTGTTAAAGACTTATTCTTATTAGTTCATAGATTAGTGAGACAAAACGTCACTAAACCTGACATTGTTAGAATTAGAAACCAATGGGTAAATATTGACCCAAGAGAATGGAAGAACCGCAAAGACTTATCTATTTCTGTAGGGCTTGGTGCTGGCAATAAAGACCAACAATTAATGCACTTAAATACGATATTACAAATGCAAAAAGAAGCATTAGCTGTCGGCTTAACAGACCCAGAAAAAATATATAACGCATTGGCTAAATTGACACAAAATGCTGGCTTTAAAAACCCAGATGAATTCTGGATTAATCCTGCGAATACTCCAGAACAAGAAGGCACACCTCCTGACCCAACAACTATGGCAATCCAAGGTCAGTTAGCTATTGAACAAGCCAAGGCTCAAGGTGATTTAGCAATAGCAAGAGAAAAAGCTGAAGCTAATTTAGAACAAGAGCAATTACGTTCACGTAATGATGTAATTATTGAGCGTGAGAAAATTGCAGCCCAAGCTGAGTTAGAAAGATTTAAAGCACAGCTAAAAGCAGAAACAGATTTAGCAATTGCTGAAATTAAAGCACAAACTGATATAATGAGATAATGAAAGATAAATCATTAGAAGAAATTAAACGTGGTGAACAAGCTGAAAAGATACTTAATAACGAAGTATATAAAGAAGCATTTGCCAGCGTAAAAGAGCATATTATTGACGCTATGCAAACCAGCCCATTAAGCGATGATGTAACCCATAATCGTTTAGTGATTGCCTTGCAGGTATTAAATCAAATTGAGAAATCAATGACTGATATAATGCAAACAGGCAAAATGGCTAAGATTCAGGTTAATCAAGTCGTCAAATAATTTTTAAAAAGGAAACATAATGAGTGACCAACCAAATATGGAGTCACCACAGAGTCGCTTAGAGGCGATGCTTGGTGATATTCAAGATACACCTGTTCAACAGGATATTGAAAAACCACAAGAAGTTGAGGTAGAAGAAGAGGAAGAAGAAGTTGTTGACGAATCTACTGACGTTGAAGAAGAAGTAGAAGAAGACTCTACCGATGATGAAGAACTAGAAGCTGATGAGGAAACAGAAGAAGAAGATTCCGATGAGGAACAAACTTCTGAAACTGTTAAATTAAAAGTTAATGGTGAAGAAATCGAGAAACCGCTTGACGAAGTCGTGGCATTAGCACAACAAGGACTTGACTACACTAAGAAAACACAAGAAGTAGCCGAACAACGCAAAGAACTTGAGACTCTTACTGAGCAATTAAAACAGCAAGAAGCTCAATTTGCAGAGCAGGCTCAATTAAATAATTTGTTGATTGAAGATGTAGCGAAGATTACGAACCTAGACCAGCAATTAAGCCAATATAAAGACGTAGATTGGCAAAAATTGACTGATAGTGATTTCGTAGAGGCACAGAAATTGTTCATGCAGTATAACCAATTACAGCAAGAACGAGATAGTATAACTTCACAATTTGAAACCAAGAGGCAACAAGCATTAGCAAAGCATCAGGAAGAGATTGCTAAACAAGTTCAAAAAGGTAAAGAACAGCTTTCTAAAGAAATACCTAATTGGAGTCCTGAGACCACCCAAGAAGTTATTTCATTTGGTAAAGATTTAGGCTTTACTGATAATGAATTGAATGCAATTATCGACCCAAGACACGTCAAAACTTTGTATTATGCTGGGCAATGGCTCAAATTACAAAATAAAAAACCAGTAATTAAAAAGAAAGTATCTAGTGCCAAACCGGTGGTGAAGCCGAGTTCTAAAGATACAAAATCTAAAGTTAATTCTAATGCTAAGAAATTACGTGACCAATTACGTAAATCAGGCAAAGGTGAATTAGCAAGTCAATTAATCGAACAAATGATTTAAGGAGTTTATTATGGCAGTATCAGCTACCAATAGCTATACTGGTGCAGGTATCGCAGAAGACTTTCAGGATATTATCTACGATATTTCACCAGAAGAAACACCATTGTTATCAATGGCTAAAAAATCAACAGCAGGTCAAACATATCACCAATGGCAAACAGACGTATTAGCAGCTGCGGCAGCTAACCGTCAGTTAGAAGGTGATGACGCTTCATACTCAACATTAGCAGCAACAACAGTATTAGGAAACTATTGCCAAATTTCACGTAAAACTGTGCAAATTTCTAACACATATGATGTTGTTAAAAAGTATGGTCGTAAATCAGAAGTTGCTTATCAGTTAATGAAAGCTGGTAAAGAACTTAAACGTGATATCGAATACGCATTAGTGCGTAACCAAGCATCATCAGCAGGTGGTGCAGGTACAGCTCGTTCATCAGCAGGTATCGAGTCATGGATTTCTGGCAACAGCGTTAAAGCAACAGCAGCTTCAACAGCAACGACTCCGGGTTTTTCAGGCGGAACAGTTGCAGCACCTACAGACGGTACAGCAGGTACTTTCGTTGAAGCAGATTTAAAATCAGCTTTAGAATTAGCATGGTTAGATGGCGGTGAGCCAACAACTATCTTGATGTCTTCTGCTAACAAGAAATTGTTCTCAGCATTTGCTGGTATCGCAGAAAAACGTCATATGGTAAATGGCACATCAGAAGCTGTTATTACAGCAGCAGCTGACGTTTACGTTTCTGACTATGGTAACCACACAGTTAAATTAGATAGATTCATGCGTGATGAAGCAGTGTTATGCTTAGACCCACAATATGTTGGTGTAGCTAACTTACGTCCAATCACAAAAGAAGAACTAGCTAAAACTGGTGATTCAACTAAATACTTGATGACAGCAGAATATGCGTTAGTGGTTAATAACCCTGATGCTCATGCTAAAGTTCAAGGTGTTGGTGCTTAATCAACATTAGTGATAGAATAGAGGGGTAGCAATACCCCTTTATTTTTAATTATGGCAATATTTTTTGACAAAGACCCAATAACAGGAATTACACAATATTATGATTATGACCCATCGAAAGATGTGCATATGATTCATAGTGTGCAAGACCCAACAGCATTAGTTGAGCAGCTTAAAAAAGCTAGAAATAATCCTGATGCGTGGGCAAAAGGAATGAAAGAGTCTTGGGTGCATTACGCAAGTATCCCACCTATTATTGAAATGCAATTAAAACAAAAAGGCATTGATATTTACAATAAAGACCAAACAAAAGAATTACTCAAAGAAATAAATACAAATTACCCTTGGTTAAAAACAACAACAAAACACCATGGATAAAAAAGAACTACAACGAGTTCAGCTAGCAATACACGATTTAATCAATAAAGAAGATTACTCAAATGCTTTACCACTTATTAATGAAGCGTTAGAGCATTACCCTAATGATGACGCAACTCTTAATTTTATGGGTTACGTTCATTTAATGGGTGACCAACCGGCATTTGCTTATCAATATTTTAGACGTGCATTACAAGAAAGCCCAAGCAATAAAGCATTATGGACTTCACTTGGTCGTGCGTGTCATGAAATGGATATGTTTGAAGATGCTATACAATATTTTTTAAAGTCGGCAGAATTAGATAATAGTTATGCTTTGGCATATAGCAACGCAGCAGCAAGTTTTATACAAACATCTGAATGGAAAAATGCAGAGGATGTATGTAAGATTGCATTAGAAGCTGACCCAAATGATAAAAATGCACAAATGAATTTGGCTCATGCTTATTTAGCACAGGGACAATGGAAAGATGGTTGGCAGGCATGGTCACAATCATTAGGCTGTAAATTTAGAAAAGAAATATTTTATAAAGATGAAACTCGCTGGGAAGGCGAAGCAGGTAAAAATATTGTTATTTATGGGGAGCAAGGGCTAGGCGATGAAATCTTTTATGGTAGTTGCATACCTGATGCTATCGCTATTAGTAAACAAGTCTACATTGATTGCGACCCTAAACTCGAAGGTTTATTTAGACGGAGCTTCCCTGAGGCGGAAGTATACGGCACTAGACGTGAAGAAAATGTATCATGGATAGCAGATAAAACATTTGACCATCGTTGTGCCATTGGTGGATTACCAGAGTTCTTTAGACATGATAGTAAAGACTTTCCAAGAGAAACATATCTTGTTGCAGACCCTGAGCGTAGAACCATGTGGCGAGCATTATTTGATTCATGGGGTAAAAAAGTCATTGGTATTACCACACATGGCGGCAACAAAAGAACAAATGAAAAAGGTCGTGAATTAACAAAAGAAGATTTAGAACCATTACTTAAACGTAATGATATTGTATTGGTGTCATTAGATTATAAAGATAAGCAAATAGATGGTGTTAAATCATTTCCATTTGCTACACAATCAAATAATTACGATGATACAGCAGCATTAATAGCAGAATTAGATGCAGTGATTGGTGTTAACACAACCGCACAGCATTGTGCAGCAGCATTAGGTGTCAAAACTATCTGTTTAGTACCAAAACATCACCAATGGCGATATGCACAGCCTAGTATGCCTTGGTATCGCAGTATGTCGCTAAAGTATCAAGATAACAAAACATGGAAAGAAGTCATTGAGTCAGTTAATATCTGAAGAATATCGTGAAATGCAGGCTAAACTGCATGAAAACCCTAATTATGGGATTGCATCTACCTACTTTGCTCCTATTGTAGATGATATTATTGATAGATTTAATATTAAAGACTTATTAGATTACGGTGCAGGCAAGTTAAGATTACGAGATAGCATAAAATCAGAAGTGAATTACACAGCATATGAGCCTAGTAATCCTGATTACGATGATGAACCTGAACCATGCGAATTTGTAACTTGTATAGACGTTCTAGAACATATTGAACCTGAGTTACTTGATAATGTACTTAATGACTTACAAAGAGTTACATTAAAGTATGGATTATTTACGATTCATACTGGACCGGCAGTAAAAACACTTCCAGATGGCAGAAATGCTCATCTAATACAACAGCCTTATACATGGTGGCAACCAAAAATAAAAGAAAGATTTGATATGGTTAGAGAAGTTGCTATGGATAATGGTTATCTTGTATTTGTAAAACACAAATAAGGACAATAAATGGCATTTACTAACTACACGTCATTCGTGACGACAGTCGAGAATTATCTTGCTCGCTCAGACTTAACATCTGTTATTCCAGATTTTGTTGAGTTAGCACAAGAAAGACTATCTCGTGACTTACGAGTGCAAGAGATGTTAAAAGTAGCTACAGCTAATACTGTTGCAGGCGATAAGAATATAGCATTTCCTAGCGACTTTTTAGAGTTAAGAGAAATCCATATCGATGGCACACCGGTTTATACATTAGAATACCAAACACCAGACAAATTTTTTAGAAACGAAAAAACACATTTATCAGGTGTTCCAACATATTTTACAATGCTAGGTGCTGAATTCCAATTTGCACCAGTGCCTGATGGAACTCAAACAGTTCAAATATTATATTATGCTAAACCTGACTTTATTAGTGCATCAACAGCAAGTAATGTCTATTTAGCGTATTTCCCTGATGCTTTGTTATATGCAACTCTAGCAGAAGCACAGCCATACTTAATGAATGATGAAAGAATCGCAGTATGGTCGTCTATGTATGATAGAGCAATTGCAAATATCAGAGAAAACGACAAGGGAGCAACATTCTCTAGTGCAACATTAAACGTAACAACTTCATAAGGAACAATTATGGCTGAATTTAGTAATTTTTTAGAGAACGCATTGATTAATGCTACTTTAAGAGCAACAACATACACATCACCAGCAACAGTGTATGTATCTTTATACACAACAGACCCAACAGATGCAGATACAGGTACAGAAGTATCAGGTGGTTCATATGCAAGAACAGCAGTCACTATGGGTGCTCCATCTAATGGTGTATCTACAAACTCTGCTGATGTCACTTTTCCGACAGCAACTGCATCGTGGGGTACAGTTACCCACATAGGCATACATGATGCTTTAACATCTGGTAACTTATTATTCCACACACCACTCGACACTTCTAAAACAATCGACTCTGGTGACATATTTAAGATTACAACTGGAAACTTATCAGTTACATTAGCGTAAGGATAAATAATGGCATTAGTCGTTAAGGATAGAGTACAGGAAACTACTACGACCACAGGCACAGGTACAGTCACGCTTGCTGGTGCAGTCACAGGTTTCCAAACATTCTCTGTAATCGGTGATGGTAATACAACCTACTATGCCATAACTTCTGGTAATGATTGGGAAGTCGGTCTAGGTACTTACACAGCATCAGGCACAACTTTATCTCGTGATACCATACTAGAATCTAGCAACAGTGGTAGTGCAATTACACTATCAGGCACAAGTAATGTATTTGTTACATATCCTGCTGAAAAATCAGGACATAAAGATGATACTAATACAATATATTCAGAACAAATTGGTGCGAGTAACGGAATCTTTGTAAACTCTACAACAGTGAGTGCTAACTTTACTGTGCCTAACAGCTATCATGCTTTATCAGTTGGTCCAGTCACAATAAATGGTGGAGTAAGTGTTACAGTTCCATCAGGTTCTAATTGGAAGGTCGTATAATGGCAAGTATTATTAAAGCAGATACTACAGACGGAATAGTATTAACATCTGATACAAGTGGTGTATTAGAAATACAAGCAGTTAATGGTATGAAGTTACCTACATGGACAACTGCAACAAGACCATCTAGCCCAGCACAAGGATATGTAGGATTTAACACAACAACAAACGAACCTGAATGGTATGATTCTGCTAATGGTCAATGGTTTTCTTTTGGTGCAGACCCAACACAATATTCTTCTGACTACCTAATTGTTGCAGGAGGCGGTGGTGGAGGTGGTGCTCTTCGTGGAGGAGGTGGAGGTGCAGGTGGTATGCTAACAGGCACAACCACTTTAATTAGAGGAACAACTTATAATATTACAGTTGGTTCAGGCGGTGCATCAGGTGCTTACTCTACTAGCGGTACTACCAACAACAAAGGAACACAGGGTGTAAATTCTACAGCACTAGGACTAACTGCTATTGGCGGTGGTTTTGGTCAAGCTGGTGATAATTTTGGAACTGCTGGGTCAGGTGGTTCAGGCGGCGGTGCTAGTGCTGGTACATTAGGTGTTTCATTAGGTGGAGCAGGAACAGCAGGACAAGGGAACAAGGGTGGTGATGGAGGACCATCTGCACCATATTTTGGTGGTGGTGGTGGTGCAGGTCAAGCAGGTTTTAATTTTAATGATGCTACAAACCCACAAGAAGGTGGTGATGGACTACAATCATCTATAACAGGAACTGCTACATATTATGCAGGTGGCGGTTCTTCTTCTGATTATCAAGCAAATAGTAATAGAGCAGGTGGGTTAGGTGGTGGAGGTATTGGTAAAAATGCAGTAGGAACAACTGTTGGAACTTCGCCAATGAATGGAGCTGCAAATACAGGTGGCGGTGGTGGAGCATCAGGCAATGGCGGTTCAGGAGTAGTGATATTTAGAGTATTAACTGTTGATTATTCAGGTACAACTACTGGTTCGCCAACAGTTACAACAGACGGAAGTTATACAGTTATTAAATTTACTGCATCAGGCAGTTACACAGCATAAGGATATATATGGCACATTTTGCAAAAGTAGTAGATGGCATAGTGACTAAAGTCATAGTTGCTGAACCTGAATTTTTTGATACATTTGTTGATGATTCAGCAGGTGAATGGATACAAACATCTTACAATACACATGGTGGTCAACATACATTAGGTGGAACACCATTAAGAAAAAACTTTGCAGGTATTGGTTTTACTTACGACAGAGAAAAAGATGCGTTTATCCCACCACAACCATTTGCATCATGGATACTAAATGAAACCACTTGTTTATGGGAAGCACCAGTCGCATATCCTGATGATGAAAAAGAATATATCTGGAATGAATCTATTACGAATTGGACAGAGGTAGTTTAATGGCAAGTATAAAACTAAAAGGCGATACATCTGGTGAAGTTACCATACAAGCACCAGCAGTTGCAGGAACAACAACATTAAACATTCCTGCTGTATCAGGAAATATATTAACAGATGGACAAGCATTACCTGCTATAGATGGTTCTGCATTAACAGGAATTAGTGCTGGTCCTATTTTAAAATACATTACTGACTCAACTGACATTGCTGTTACAGCAACAGCAGATTCTGGATATAGCACAATAGGCTCTACATTCTCTGTTGATATTCCAACATCAGGATATATTGCAATGAAAAATTTAGTTATTAAATTAATCAATGATGAAACAAGCCATTACTCTATGCCAGTTTTTGGATTAAGAATAAGTAGTACAAATTATTGGTTTACAAAAAATGAAAGCACTCTTTGGGGTACATATTATGCTCCAGTTACTACAAGTCAGGATAATACTGTTACTAATTATACTATTATAAATGCTGGACCTCATTCAGGGTGGAGCTACAACGGAAATAATAATGCTTTTGGAACAAATTTTAATGCTGATATTATAAGATTAGGTATTCCAACAGGAACACAAACAGCACAATTAATTGTAGCTTCAGCACAAATGTCAGTTGCTAGTGCTATTTACGATGGAGACTTTACTATTAAAGGAACAGATGTAACAACTAGAGTTGGACTTGAATTTATGGCAGTAAGTTAAAAGGATATAATATGGATTATAATATAGCAATAATTAGTTTAGGAGGGGTGGAAAGAATACTAGCTTCAGGACCATTAACATTAACTGATGCTGAATTAGAAGCACATATTGCTAACAATGTAATTGGCACAAAACATTCTGTTAGTGATGTAAAAGCACAAGTTCTAGTATTAGAGCAAGAAGTAAACAATAACGCATATAAATTTAAAAGAGCATTAGAATACCCTGACTTTAAAGAATACCTAGATGGCATCGTAAAAGGTGACCAAGCACAAATAGATAAATACATAGCAGACTGCCAAGCAGTAAAAGCTAAATATCCGAAAGGTTCAGAATGAGCATAACAATTAATGGCATAGGTTTTGTAGAAAACAGCATTACACTGGATACTGACTACACACTAGCAGACAATCGTAATGCTATGACTGCTGGTCCTGTAACTGTAGCAGATGGTATTGTTATTACAATCGGTGATGGTTCTACATGGAGTGTCGTATAATGGTGACTAAAGTATATGGTGATACAGGTGTAGATAAAATTGTTGATGGAGCTGTTACATCTTCTGACTTTGCAGCTGGTGTAGGAGGCAAAATATTACAAGTAGTTAGTGTTGGTGATAATCAACAATCGTCTTACACAGGTCTAAATGTACAAAATGGAGCTGGTAATTATGGATACAATGAAGCTGGATTTGATTTAACTACTTTAGATATAGCACTTACACCTACCTCTGCTAGTAGCAAAATTTTAATTATGACAAATATTAATATTGGTGGTCCAACATCTTATTTTGGTGTTTTAAGATTAAAGCGAGGTATTAATGGAGCGACTCCTACATTTAGTGCCAGTGATGATTATATCTCTGCAAATAATGCAGTCATTGGTACTAACTCTAAAGGAGGTGCATATATTGTATCTAACACCTATAGTACTTGGGCTGGTTCTAATTGCCATTTTCAATGGCTTGATTCTCCAGCAACTACCAATGAAGTAAAATATAGATTTAATTTTGCAATAGAATGTGATGGTGGTACTACCATATATTTAAATAGAAATGCTTACACCTATAATGATTATGGTTCTGCATCAATGGTATCATCTGTAACTTTAATGGAGGTAGCTGGATAATGAAACATGAAGCTATATACGCCTTATATCCAAATGTAGTTAAAATTGTTCATGATGTACCTTATGATATAAATGATAATGTTATAGAAATAGATGAATCTGCTGTTGACGCTTGGGTAGACCCAGAAGCATACAAAAATCAAAGAGTAAGAGAATACCCACCGATTGGTGACCAACTTGATGCACTTTTTCATGCAGGTGTATTCCCACAAGAAATGGCAGATAAAATACAAGCAGTTAAAAACAAATATCCTAAAGGTTCAGAATGAGTACAGTAAAATCAAAGAAACTACAAGTCGGAACAGATGCT